GCTACTGCGTAACGGTGTACCCATCCACGTAGTGCAGCGTGTGCTAGGTCACACAAACATTCAGACTACGATGCAGTATGCCCACGTTATGGATGAGGATTTGGAGAAGGTGAAGGAGGTTATTTGACTTACTCTGAGGTAGACCGTGACATCTATCAACTGGCCTACGACATGCGCTGTGTCGATGGGCGTGGTAGGTTAGAGAAGATGAAGACCAGTGGGCAGTTCTCGTCCACTGGTCCCGGCGCAGCTATCATCAAAGAGATTAGCCGACGCCATATCATTTCTATTCAAGCCTACCTCAAAGCTAAGACACTTCGCCGCAAGACGGGTGTTAGCCCTAGGCAGCGGGCTCAAGAAGTTCTGTCTAAACTATCGCCGCACAGTGCGTCCGCCATTAGCATCGAGACAGCGGTCAACGCTATCGCTAGTGAGCGGACGCACCGTGTTACTGAGCTACGCAGGAAGATTGGGCAGAATATTCATAGCCACTTGCGGCTCACTGCTCACGCCGTAGCTAATCCTAAGATGTTCGCATCAGTCAAGGGATACTTGAATGATGTGAAACGTAAGAGCCGTGCTGATTTCGAAAAGCTTCTAAGTAACATCAGGCTAACAGCAGACGAGCCGTATCAAGATGTTATTACTAAGGAGGAGGCAGACGTTGCAGGCACTGTGCTCCTTGAGCTACTGCTATCCTCTTGCCCGGATGTGTTTGAAGTAAACCAGATCACTGACTTCCAACAGCGCGGGCGAAACAAAAACAAATCGTACCTACGGTTCACGCTGGAGTTCTCCAAACAGATCGAGCGTATCGAAGAACTATACACTGAGGTTACTCCACTACATCTACCTGTCTCTGAGTTAAATGACTGGACTGGTATGTACGATGGCGGATTCTACGATAACGCAGCGTACCGCCGTCCGATCATGAGCACCTATGCTTCATCGCAACTAGAAGCAATGAAGGATAGCGACTGCGCTCCTGTGTTCTCTGCTATTAACACACTTCAACGAACGAAGTGGGTAGTGAATACCGATGTGCTGGAGGTGCTGCGCGAAGCCGTGACTGCGGGCTGGCTCGACGATAGCCTTGAGCTACCGACGAGCGAGCCGCCGAGCAAGCCAACCTATCCCGGCGACGATGTGCGTGAGGCAGGCGGCGCAGACTGGCGACACTACGCCAACGCCATGCGCCAGTACCACCGGGATATCCAAGATTGGGATATGCGCCGGGCGCAGTACGGCAGGCTGCTGTTCCTTGCGGACTTCTATTCCAAAAGAGATTATCATTGCCTTGTTCATGGCATTGACTTTCGTGGCCGCATCTATCCGACTACCTCGGCGCTCAACTATCAAGGCGATGACATTCAGCGAGCACTGTGTTGCTTCTCGAAGTCACTCCCCCTTGAAACAAAAGAAGCAGCGGACTGGTACTTAGCTCATGGTGCCAACTGCTACGGCTACGATAAGGTTAGCCTGCGCGAGCGGGTGCGGTGGTGCATCCAGAACAAGAGTAAGATCCAAGAGGTATACAACGATCCTATTGAGAATAGGTGGTGGACTTCAGCCGACAAGCCGTGGCTGTTCCTATCGTGGTGTCTTGAAGCAGCGCCCTTCCTTGCCAACCCGCAGCCGGGGCACCTGAGCCGCCTGCCTATCTCTGTTGATGGTAGTAACAACGGGCTTCAGATCTACAGCCTACTACTGCGTGACCCGGTGGGCGGTAAGGCTACTAATATTGTAGCGCAGGATCAGCCGAGTGATATCTACCAAGACGTGGCTGACCGGACGACCGAGCTACTGCGGCAGGTAGCAGGCAGCAACAGTAAGGATAAGGATCTAGCTGTCGCTTGGCTCAACCTATGCAACGGTAGCCTACCGCGCAAAGCTACAAAGAAAGTAGTCATGACTGATGTGTACTCGTCAACGATGTACAGCAGGCAGCACTACGTCAGTGAATGGTACTACGATATTGTCCGCAACCAGCGGCTCGACCCGGCACCCTTCCCGCCACGCTCCACCTACAAGGCCACGTATTTTTTGGCCCAAAAAATTTCGGAGGCACTTTCGTTAACGGTTTCTGCGGCAAGCCAAGCGATGGCGTGGATGAGAGAACTAGCGGACGAAGCCAGCAAGCAGAACGTTCATCTAACTTGGACGGCACCGACTGGCCTCCGCATCAAACAGAACTACTGTAAGTCAACGGCTCGCACGGTTGAGGTGCAGGCGCAACGTAAAGTAAAGGTGTACCTGCGGGACTGGAGCGATCAGGTTGATCGCCGTAAGTCAGCCAACGGTTTCTGTCCTAACTACATCCACTCACTTGATGCCGCCGCCGCTACTCTTACTGTAAACAAGATGGCTGAGCTAGGCGTTACGGACTTCATGATGATTCATGATAGCTTCGGGTGTCACGCTCACTACATTCCGCAAATGAATCGTTGTCTACGAAATGTCTATCGTGAAATTTTTAGTGACGACTTGCTTGCAAAGCTTAAGCACGAAGTGCAAACTACACTAGCTCCTAGTACACAGCTACCTGATGCACCGCTGCCGGGTAGTCTTGACATCAACCAACTCACCGCATCAACTTACTTCTTCGCATAGCATGGCTGGCCGCATCTACGTTCAACGACAGAAACTCTTCACTCCTAAACTTCGCGCGTTCTACCTGACGCTGGGTGAACCTAAGTTCTATAACTCAGACGACAAGGAGGGTGGATACAGTGTGTCGCTATCAGCAGACCCTGACGAAGTTACTGACTTCCGTATTACTATGGAAGCTATGGCTGAGGAGCTTTACCAAGAGTACCTCGACGCCTCCGGTAAAAAGAAACTGCAACGCCGTGAGCCTCTGATTCCAATGAAGAACGAAGAGGACCGCGACGGTAATGAAACTGGTAACCTCCTCTTCAAGTTCAATACTAAAGCACACCGCAAGCAGAAGGACGGGCGTCTGTTCCCTGTTGATGTGCCTGTAGTTGACACGCAGGGTAACCGCCTGCCTGTCAATAAGACTACTCGCCTAGGTCGGGGGACTGAAATGGTTGTGAGCTTTGATGCTAAGGCTTACTACATGTCTGGCATCTTTGGAATCACGTGGGCGCTGCGTGCTGTGCAGATCCACAATCCTGTCTGGCGTGAGTCGTCTCCGATTGAGGACTTCTCTGGCGTGACCGCTGATGGTTACGTCATGGACGAAGACGAGGCGGCGCTGTCCGACTTCGGAGATTGAACTACATTGGCATCGACCCCGGCCAGCGTGGTGGGTTAGCACGAATCACGCCGGGATCTATTGATGTGTGGCCGATGCCAAGACATGACGCCGAGGAGGCGGCGCACTACGGTACGCCTATTGATTGGAACAAAGTGTACCGCCTCCTCAGCCATTGGGAACCTGCCAAGAAGACGACAGTTGTAATTGAAAAGGTTCACGCCTTCACTGGGCAAGGCGTTAGCTCCACGTTTAAGTTCGGGGCTAACTACGGTGGACTGCTTGGGATACTTGGGGCTATGTCTGCTGACTACATCCTCGTAGTTCCCCGGACTTGGAAGAAGATCGTGCTTGGTGCTAACTACGAGCACGACAAGTTAGGTACGATTGCTTTCCTACGGCATCAGTACCCTACTGTTAACTTGCTTGCAACTCCGCGAAGCAAGAAGCCGCACGACGGCATGGCTGACGCACTAGCTATTGCACACTATGGCTTTAAAAAACAAACGTGAGACATGCCCCCACTGCGGGGCGCGACGAGGCTGGGCTACTGACGACAGCGGTGGGGGTCACTGCTTTTCGTGTGGGGCTCACGCCGGAGGCACTGGTTACACTAAGCAAACGGAGAACGACTTCATGCCTATCGCTACGAGCAAGCTTATTTCTGGCGTAGACATCAGACCGATTGGGAGTAGACGAATTGAAAAGAAAACTTGTGAACGTTATGGCTACGGCTTCGCTGTTTGGAAGGGTAAGGAGGTGCAGGTTGCATCGTTCGAGGATGCGACAGGTACTGTCGTTGCTCAGAAGCTACGCTTCGCAGACCCTGAGACAGGCAAAAAAGATTTTCGTACCCTCGGTGATAGTTCTGCTATCGGTCTTTGGGGTAAGTCTCGCGTTCGTTCTGCGAACCGTATTCTAATTATCACTGAGGGTGAGCTTGACACGCTTGCCGTTAGTCAGGTCTTTGGTAACAAGTACCCTGTTGTGTCTGTCCCGCACGGCGCACAGCAAGCACGCAAGTACATTAAGAAAGATCTGAAATGGATTCAGAACTTTGAGCAGGTAGTATTCTGCTTCGACGAGGACGAGGCGGGGCGGCAGGCAGTGGCTGACTGCCGTGACCTGATCGAGCCGGGCCGACTGCGCGTGGCTCGCCTGCCCCTCAAGGATCCATGCGAGATGCTCAAGGCCCACCGAGGGGACGAGCTTTATCGAGCTATTTGGGATGCCCCACGCTGGACACCTGATAGCCTGCTGCATGGTGACGAGCTACTGCGCCGGGCAACTGAGCGCCACGTGGCTGAGCTTGGCCCGTACCCTTACGATGATCTGAACGAACTGACCGGAGGCATCCGGTTCCGTGAACTAGTAATGTTGTGTGCTGGTTCCGGCGTAGGTAAGAGTACACTGTGTAATGAAATTGCCGCGCACTGTCTAAAGCAAGAGGAAAGTGTAGCAGTCATAGCCCTCGAAGCGGATCCGTACCGGACGGTGCGCGGCATCTATACTGTCCACGCTGGCAGGCCCCTCATCACTGACCACTCCGATGAAAGTAGACAGGCTGTCGAGGCTGCACATAAGGAGTGGGGCGACAAGCTTTATGTGTTCGATGGGTTCGCGTGGTCTGACCCGGACGAACTGTGTGCGCTGTTGCGTTACATTGCCAAGGGTCTGGATACTAAGGTGATTGTACTGGACCACGTTAGTATTGTTATATCCGCAATGGATGTGGACGATGAGCGTAAGGCTATCGACTCGCTCATGACTCGGCTGCGTAAGATTGTGGAAGAGACTGGCATTGCTCTGTTCCTCGTTAGCCACCTGAAGCGACCGCAAGGTAAGGGGCACGAAGACGGGGCGATGGTGTCACTGTCTCAACTGCGTGGCTCGGCTGCGCTGGCCCAGCTTAGCGACATGGTGATTGGATTGGAGCGTGACCAGCAAGCGACGGACGAGACGGAGCGCCACATTTCCACACTGCGTGTACTTAAGAACCGCTACTCTGGACGAACCGGACCCGCGGGTCACCTGTCGTTTGACATGGAGACGGGTAGACTACAGTCAGTGCATGACTTCACTGAGGCAGACATGCAATGACAGTAGTTGGCTTAGTCGGCTACCCGAATACGGGTAAGGATACTCTTGCCGCAGAGCTATGCGACAAGTATGGCTACCAACGGTTTGCTTTTGGTGACGCAGTAAAGGAACTGTTGCTTGAGCTTGACCCCCACTACCAGAAAAGCCTGTGGGTTCTGGAGCGCAACAAGCGAGACAACTCATTCCACACTAGGGAGAAGTTGCAGAACCTCGGGCAGTTCATGCGGGAGGTAGATAAGGACTATTGGATTAACAAGCTGAACAATGCTGGCGTTCCGATGAATGCTGTCTTCACTGATATCCGATATGAGAATGAGCTTGCGTTTGTCCGCAGGAATTTCGGTGGTGTTATCTTCGGCGTGAGCCGCACTGGTTCTGGTCCAGTTAACGACCATGCCAGCGAACGCAACACAACTGAACTACTTAAGTACGTAGACTACACTATCGAAAATGAAGGGACGCCAAGCGAAGCAGCCGATGACATCCGAACTAAACTCGACTATCATCTTCGACATCGAGACGACTCCTCTACCTGAGGCGGATCACCTCTGGCTTATTACTCTTATTGATCTACATGAAGAAGAGAAAGTCTGCGCGTACCACGACAACCCTGAGTTGGAACGAACTGGTACGATTGAAGACGGGCTGCAACGTCTCGCGTCAGCTAAGAAACTTGTCGGCCACAACATTCAAGGCTTTGACTTGCCGCGCCTCGAATGGATCTGTGGATTCAAACACAGCGCGGAGTTGGTTGATACTCTCGTCGCTTCAAGACTTGTCTACAGTGACCTCCGCGAGAAAGACTATTCTCGCTGGCCTAAAGGACATGAGTGTGCAAGGCACACCGGAAGCCACAGCCTCGGAGCCTGGGGACACAGACTTGAAGTAGCTAAGGGTGACTACACTGGTGACTTCCTCAAGCTAGATGAAGAGATGCTGGTGTATGGTAAGCAAGATGTGGTAGTCACGCTTGCCTTGTATAAACACTTGGAGCCTAGACTGCCTCGATTTCAAGCGGACGGCTTCACTACTCTTCAACTCGAACAGGCGTTCTCGATTGAGATGGAGGCGCTAGGTAAGCAGGGGGTATGCTTCGACGTAGACGGGGCCGAGGACCTGCTGGCCCAACTGTACCCACGCAAGTTAAAGCTAGAGGCTAAGCTTGCCAAGGCGTTCCCGCCTAAGAAGATTCTGTACGCGATCAACAAGCGTACAGGTAAACGAGCGCAGCGCCGTAATTCAGAAGGCCAACTGGTAGACTACCGGGAGGAGCCGTTCAACCCCGGCTCAAGGCTGGAGCTTGCGCGGCGTCTA